ACAGATCTGTCTCTAGTTGAAAAATAGATTCTACATCTTGATGAGTAATTTCTTTTTTAAATATTTGCCAAAGTTCTAAAGTAAGTTCTGCATCTTTTTCTGCATAGGCTCCAACATGAAGTGCTGGAAGCTGCCACATATCTGCTTTAGGATCTAATCCTCTAGACTTTGCTTCTTCATTAAGTGCAGATTCATTTTTACCATAACCTAAATAGTCCCAACCTAAACTATTTAAATCAAATCTAAATCTATTTTCATTAATCAAAGATGCTGCAATCATAGTGTCGACTATCTGTCCATTAATCTTAAGACCCATAGATCTAATCCAACTAACATCATACATTGCATTGTGAAATATTTTTATTGCAGGTGTATTTAAAATATCTTGAAACCATTTAAGAGTTTTTTTCTTATCCATATTTGGCCCTGATCCGTGAGCAATAGGGAAATAAAATTTTTTACCTGGTACAGCTACAGCGATTCCTACAACTTCTCCATTACCGATGATGGCACCACTACCTTTAGATTTTAAATCAGGATCTCTTGTCTCTAAGTCAATTGCTATTTCATCATACTGTCTTAAATCAGGATACTCTTCTGGTTCAATCCATTCTGTCTGTGCTTCAAATAGAGGTACTTTCATTTTTTATCCTCGTATATATATTTGTTTTCTATTATTTTATTTAATCTATCTTTATTACTAAATGCATACAGAGCTGCACTGTAGTTATGTGGAAATATTTCCCAATCAACTAAAGCATTATAAATTTCTAAACGAAACTTATGTTTGTTTACAGTAATATTTTTTTCTTTAAAATTTCTGTTAGGCATTATTTTTTCTTTTTCATGTCATTAATTTTTAACATCTCTAACTGACAGTAGTGTACAATTTTTTTAAGATCTTCGACCCCACCCTTTCTCTGGTACCTACAAACGTACTTAATAACGTTGCCCTGGAAGAATGATAAATCATTCTTTGAAATAAATTCATAAGGTTGAATTGGAAACTTTGTGTAATGATTCCCGCCTACCTGTGTGTACTGAGGAAATGCTTCTTTAAATATATCGTCGTGTGTCATAATTGATACCCCTTTCGTTCTATTTTGGCTCTCATTAAATATAAATTTCTTTTTGCTCTCGTGCAACCTACATACCATACTCTATGTTCTTCGTCACGTTTTATTATACTTTTAGTAACGGCTTCTCTTATCTTTTTAGCATTATCTAATACTAAAATTACATTTTTACATTCACCTCCTTTTGCAGCATGAATGGTAGAAATTTTTATTCGTGCTTCATCACTTAATCTTTCTTTATTTGATAACATTAATCTTATATAAATTTTATCATCAGCTGGTGCATTATCAAAACATTCAAACCATTTTAAATCTTTTTTAAGTTCTCTGTTGCCCAGGTATTCTTTTATATCTTCCAGTGATGTATCAGGCACTTCTTCTCCACTTAACCATTTGCTATGATTAATAATTGCTTTGTATAGTTTAGTGTTATAACTTTTTTGATGTCTGTTTTCATAATACAAACCTTTTACTTTTAAAAGATCACATATTTCTTTGGCTCTAGATAAAGTCCTAGTCAGTATCAACCAATTGTCCTGGTGAAGATCAACATTCTCTAAGCTATTGATTTTACTACACAACCCTTCTTCATCTCTTGGTAAATAATTTTTAGTTGCTCTCAGCCCTGCGATTCTTGCAGTAATAATTTCTGATACATCTTGTACTGCTTTTGGAATCCTTCGAGATCTCGATAATACTTTTTCTTTAGCAGGTTCTTGAATAAACCTATCTACATCTGCTCCGGCCCAACCGTAAATTGCTTGATCATCATCGCCAGCTAAATAAATATTTTTTGATTTAGATTTTAATATGTCATACAGTTTCCATTGTATTGGGGATAGATCCTGAGCTTCATCAATAAACACTACATCAAAGTTTGGAATTTTATTAGGTTGTTGAACGATGTCATGAATCATATCTGTAAAGTCGACTAAGTTATTTATGTCTGGATGTTTGTAGTGATTGTAGTTTGCTTCAATGTGTTTTAATAAATCAGGTTTTACATTTGTTGAATGTTCACCAGTACAATACTCATCCCATACTGAAATATTTTTTTCTTTTGCTTTTAAAATAATTTGAAAGTATTCGTTATCGCAAGTTAAGTAAGGTGAGGCATCTGCATCTTTTTTAGCATTGACTCTTATGCTTAATTCTTTTCCAAGATCATTGTAATGATAGTCTTGCATAACATTTTCTTCTCTAAGTCCTAGACTATGGAAAGCTAAAGAATGTAATGTTTGAAAATATCTAAGTTGTTTCTTTTTATACTCAGGATTTTTCTTAAGCATTCTATCTCTTGCTTCATGAGCTGCCTTACGAGTAAATGCAAAGTAACCTATTTTATTTACAGGGGTACCTACTCTTATGTAAGCCATGGCTCTTCTAATTAATTTTTCTGTTTTTCCCGTACCAGGAGGTCCATATATTTTTGTAACCTTTGTCATTAAAGAATATCTTTTTTACTCTTCATTGGTAAAATCTCTATTTCATTTTCTTCTTTTGTAAAATTACTCATAGGAATTTTTACACATCTTACAGGATTGTTTGATTTTTTTTGTGTTGGTTTTTTAGGATATCTTTTACCATGTCCTAGTTCCGCTTTAAAAAAATCTATTAACATTTGTCCTGTCTTATCTATTTTATTTTTCCATTCTTTATTTTTTAAAAAATTATAAAACGGATCATATACAAAATAAGCATAACCATCCGTATCAATTAATGTGCTACCACTTCTAAAGGCAGCATCACTTACAGCTGGAACACCATAAACGTAGTCTTCTAAATGTTTATGCAATATTTCTTTTGGTGATGTGCCTGGAGGAGCTTTTTCTATCTTCATTCCTTGCCATAAAGTATCTAATACAGTTTGCATGTCATCATCTTTTATTCGTGGGGGTGGAACAGGAGTGTGTGCGCCTATCAAACGTCTCAACTTTTCTTGATCCATCATATAATTAATATCTTTTGCAATTATTTGCTGCGTAGTTTCACCTTCAATCTTATCATTATAGTGTACAGTAAATCTAAATTCTGGATCTGGCACATGATTTATTTTAATTAATGCAGACAGTGTTGGAAACTTTTTAACTTTGTCAGACGCTACACCAAATTTTCTTTTCAAGCATTCTGATTTAACACACATACTATTTATAGGTTCTTCTGAACAAGTATGACCTGCGGTATCTTTCTTATAAGCTTTGATTTTTTGTTTTACTTTTTCATCTCCCCAAATATTATCATAAACAATATAATTTCTAGCACCTTGTAAAAGTTTTTCTTCCCAATTGTCTGGGTATTTCTTTTTAGCAAACACCATATAGTTATAAATAAATCTATCTCTGTAGTCATCTAGTTTAGATTTTGATAATCTTTGTAAACATACAGGACCATCTATAAATTCATCTGCACCACCTGTAAGTTCGAGTCTAATTAATTCATCAGCAAACTCTTCTAGTTCTTCTTTGGTTTTTGTGTTAGCCTCGACGACTTTTATAAATTGCTCAAAGCTAAACTCAGTACCGTCTAAATTTACACCCACTCTTTCATTACGATTGTAATAAGGTAGATTAATAAAATTACCGTTGATTGGTTTTTGATCTGAGCCTACACCCAATTGTGTTTGTTTTGGAAATATTTCTGTTGATGCTTTTAAATCAAACGTAAATAATAATTTGTCTAAAAAGTTTCTTACAAAACTTGCTTTGACTGGTTCTTTAAAAAACACATAGATATGGAGTCCACCACTTTTAGATTTAACAGGTATTACTGGAATATTTTTCTTATCAATAATTTCCAAATACTTTCTTAAATCAAAGTTATCATATTCATCTGAATCAATATCAATTGCTCCAAATTTTGCGAGTCCTTCATCATTACAAGGTTGAATACCAATAGACTTTTTACCTGTTAAATGATCTAAATAATCAGACTCCAATAATTCTTTTGCAGCCCAACCATATTTTAATTTGAGTTTACCTGTAGAAGGATCTTTGTATGCAGAGTGTATATCCGCATAGCCGTAGTCTCTTTTAAGACCTGTAAATATTTCTATAAATTTATCTTCCATCTTTCCTCTTTAAGAGAGGTGGCTCTACTCTCGCTTCGCCACCTCTGTTGCAACCATTCCCGGAGGGGAATTTTAGTAGTGAGCCGATCCGTCTTTAGCCTTAGCAGTATCTTCCTCACCGTGTTTCACTTGAACATCTCCTTTTGAAATGCTTTCAGAAAAACTTCTAGCTTGTTGATACAGTGCAGCGTCTTCAATTGAACCTATTTTGCTCACCTCCCAACCAAACCATGTACCTTTGTCATTAGACTGTTGCACAGTTTTTAGTTGATAAAGATGGCTAAAAGATGCCGGCGTAAACATACCATTCTTGCCCTGCATCTTTATACTTTGCATCATGCTATTCCATTTTCTACTAATTTTTAATTGAGTAGATTTCATAGCAATCAACGCAGTAGTTGGTGAAGAACTATTAACTAAAACAAAATGTTGTGCAGTCTTTTCGATATAGTTTCCGTTTGGCAACCTATCTTTAAAATCTCCACCTCTCGTTGTCTTAGTCATAATGTCACTTGATGAAGGATAAATATTTACTGGCGCACCAGACCCATCTTTTCCTCTATCTTTCCACTCAACATACTCGAGTTTGTAGTAACATGGAATCACTGGGACTCCTTGTTCACCATTGAAGAGTTCACCTGTTACTGAATTATAAATCATTCCAGGTTCTGCACCTTCAACATACTTACCGTCTCTCTTG